AGGTTCCAACCACACAGCCTGGATACACTGCTCTAATTCCTTCTGAGATGCAGCGGCTGCGTAGCATTGCCCGAGGGTACTTATGCCATCCGCTACTAGGCTTGACCAATCCAATATGCTTTGCCTGATCGAGAGTCCAAGTAACAGTAATAGACCCACCAGCAGGGTGGCTGAAAACACCAGAAACTCGTTCATCTGTGTAGTCCTCCCATTGCACTTTGCCGCCTGAGTTTTGGAAACGTGCCAGCATTGCGTCAGCTTTCAGTGCTGGTCTGCCCTGGATAATGTGATAGTCACGCGCAGCGATTGCGGGGTGCTGGCCTTCTGCTTGAGCGATCAGCATGAGCGCCATAGCTTCATCTGCGGTCTTGACACCAAATAGACCGGACTTGGCAACGGCTAACGCCATGCGCTCTATGTCTTGAACGGGTACTAAGTTACTCATTGCGTATCTCCCTGATTTTGGGCTTTAAAGATTGCGTAATCCAGTTGTTTTCGATCCCATTTCAATCGTTACTCGCATAACAGGATCAGCGGCTATCCAGATAGGCAGGGCAAATTGATCGGGAACAGGTACTCCAGCGTTGTTGTATGCCAGCGTTGTTCTTGCCACAATGTCTGCCGCAGCTTCGTACAGTTTGTGCATAGGATGATCAGTTGTGACCTTGCCGTTAATTTTGGTTGATTTCATGTTTTCACCCCTAACTCATCAGCGATTCTTTCCATTGCATCACCACCGCCTGAGATATTCAACGCTTTCAATATCAGTCGCAAAGACTCATCAATGATTTCGTCGTAAGTGCCAGGATCGGCATTTTTAATTGCTTCAAGCGTAAATCGTGCATCTTCCAACGCTTCTAAATCTGCGCTATTTTGCGCGTAAAGCAAATCTATATCGGCCTGAAAGTTACTCATTTCTCATCTCCTTATTTAAGTAGGAATCGGCGTGAGCCTGGGGTTTCCACAACAAACTTCTCATAGATGTCTGGCATGGCCTGTTGAAACAACTTGCTATCAAACTTGCTGCTAGCTTTAGCAGTGCGCCAGGTTGCTAGGGTTCTGCCGCCTAAGTCTGTCAGCGTAGACTTGTCTGCCATGTAGCCCCTGATAGCGACCTCTAAGGCTTCGCTCTGATCTTCCAATTCCTTGATCTTGGCCTTATAAACTTTCAGCGCTTCGCAGGCTTTCTCGACAGCGCCAGAGGCAACGATGGTGGCTTCTGTGGATTCTGGGTAGATCAGCTTGACTGACTCCAGGCTGTCGGGTTCTGGCAGAGTATTGGTGGCTACCATGCCCCAAAGTTTTGCCATTTGCCGGATCAGGTCTTCTTTCTGTGCGTCAGTAATGGTGAAGTGGAAGGTTCGGAAGGCTTGCCCACCAAACAGGACTGCAAGGTATATCTCGCTGACGTTATGTACGGCAGCTTCATGGATGAGCTGTGCCATATCAGCAGCAGGAACCAGGTTTGCTTCTTCGTCGAACTTAGACATAACGCTAGCGTTGTAATTTTTGCATTCAACGAGTATGCGTCCATCTGTTGAGATGTAATCAAAGTGAGAGCGCATCCACGTTTCGACCGGATGTGAAAGTGCATAGTCTGCGTCCTTTAATTCAATGCGGTGCTTATCCTGGAATAGTCTTGCAATGGTAGGTTCCATCACCTTACCCATCTGGACAGCTTCTATGCCGGACAGATCAGGTGCTTCTTTCTTGCCTAGCTTTTCTAGGATAACGTCAGCAGCTTTGCCGTTAGCGGCTTTACGGCTGTCACCTGACCACCAGGCAGAGGCGCGTACGGCGGGTTCAAAATCAGATTGATTAGGGCTTGTCATGTTTATCTCCTTGTTAGTTATGGCGCACCACGCTCGCGGATAGCAAAGGCACAATAAAGGGAATCACGAGCAACACAAACCTTCGCGCATTCCTCACGTTCATAAGCCGCAGCAAGTTCAGCAAACGCATGGAGGCTGCGCCACTGGTTCTCAGTCGCGCCCCAATCTGGCGGCATGATTCCAGCTTCTGCCGCCCATTTAACGATGTCATCTCTGGTCATGGCATCCCCTCAAAATGGACAGTCGCGCATAGCTTCTTCGAACTCCTGGCGCTTCTTTTCGCGTTCAATAGACATTTCTTCATTCAGGACAAAGAAACGCGCAGACTCACCGCAGTCACCAAAACGGTAGGACTGACGTTGAGCAAAGCAATAAGGGTAGTCTTCCTTGCCAGTTACCATGCTGATCTCGGTAACTTCTGGATTGATACAGCGGTCTTTCTGACCGTGTGGGTTGCCGTAAAACGCGCAATCAATGCAGAGTTTGATGTCTTTTAGATACGTCATAACTAATCCCCTTTAAGGTCTAATCGCTGTGCAAAATTGCACAACCGGACACTACAGTAACACAAATAACTTTAACAATGAGTAATTTCTATCGTTTCCTTTCAATCAATAGCCTGTGGATAAAGCTGGGGATAACTATGTGAATAACTTACTGGCATGGTTCTTGATTATATAGATATAGTACTGTTCTACATTAGTACTACTACATTACTAGTTCCTTTAATACTACTGCGTAGTATTATCGACAATGGTTATATTTCTTAAAAAATATATATATGGGAAAACCCGATTTGCTTAAAAATTAAGCAGGGGTTATTTTCCAAACTTGGGGCGTTGGGGTTTTGGGGGTTTCCAGCCCATTGCTTTGAATCGTTCTCTGATATCGGTTCCTGGTGGTGTCCATTTGAATTTGTTGTCTAAAATGGTTAGCGGTTCTGATGACTCAGGCTTAGGCGCGGGTGCGCGCGCGGGAGAATTTTTGACTAACTCAAATTTCTTGACGGGTGACATACAGCCTCCTGATGACAATGCCTCTAGGACGCGATTAGAGCCTCATAGCGGCGAGAAAACGAAAAAGGGTAAGCGAGGATATCACTCACCCCTAAAAACGGCTTAAAACGGCTTTATTTGCAATTTACTGAAAAGGGAACCATAACGATATCGCGGTGGCCTGCCAGGGTTAGCCTGGCAATGAGTTTGATACAGCGCCAACGTGGTCTAAGCTTTTGGCCTAATGGCGTGCTATACGCTACCGGAGTTTTGTATTCCCGAATCTGGTAGAAAATCTTTTGCATATCTAATCCCCTTAAAACGGCCTACAGGCCGAAAAAATAGGGCTACCGATATCCTGGCAACCCTTGAAAGAAAAACGTCTTAATCAGCCCAAAAAGCATTTTTCCGCTGATAGTCCGTCGGTTCGTTTAGTGCATACCATTCTAAATACCCGTATTTTTCATTTCTGACAGCAATGTCAAAAAGAATGGCATTGGAATGAGGTGATTTAAATTTGACAATTTGCCCTTCGAATTCAGGCTTGCAATGCTGTGCGTTAGTTCCGGTTTTCATTTTTCGAATCCCCTAGAATGATAGTAAAACGAAAAGAAAAGCCCATAAGAATAGGAAAGCTACCAGGCCGCCGATCATCTCAAGAATTGTTTGCATGGTTATTCCCCTAGTTCAGTGATATGCCTGGTTTCAGCGCCATTTGCCTGCATAGCATTGGCAATATCAGCGCTGTCAGTGACTATTTGCTGACCATCGGGAAATGTTACTAAAATGAGAATACGATATTCGTAAATATCATATGCTTCACATAGCTGGTTTATATACTGCGGAGCGCATAATATGGACATTGTCTAATCCCCTATAGGTAAGAAAAATGCCTGGAACCGCCAGGCCGGTCATACGTTATGCAGCTATCAATTCCTCGGCCTGTTGACCGCAATTCATTAGGAAATCGGTTGCTTGCTGTGCCAGGCCTGAAGCTTTGAATATAGCCTTGTTGTCATTTTTTAAGGCTTTTAACCAGGATTGAATGTAACCAGCATGGCGTAGATCGCCCTTGATCTGATGATGCTGACATAGGAATGCAGCGCCTAATTCAGCAACTAATTCCTCGAAAGCATAGTCAGCGTTACCGAAACGGCCTTTGCTTAAATCTCTGTCGCAGCGTGATTTCTCGCTAGTCCAATGTGTTAGCTCATGGAAAGCGGTAGCGTAGTAATGCTCTGAACTTTGGAAAGTACCTAGTTCCGGCATTCTGATAACGTCACTGCTAGGAATGAAACAAGCGGTATCTCCGCCGTGAACAATTCGCGCTCCAGTAGCTGCAATGCGCTTTTCGCAAGCTTCTATTCTTGCATTGTCATTAGGAATATCGCCTGAGGGAATGATCGGGAAATCGTCTACTTGACTAACATTAAAGACAAAATAGGCTTTAGCGAATGCGTAAGCTTTTTCCTCGCCTTCAGGATTCGTTGATTTAGCCTGACTCCAGAAAACAATCTTAGTACCCTTTTCGCCCTTTTTAACCTGGGCGCCCTTGTCTGCCCATTGCTTATAAGTTCCCCACACTGGTACGTCATAACGTAAGCCGGACATTGCCAGGATAAGGCGATTAATGCCGCGATAAGGCTTTTGGCTAACGATATTCTTATCAGCGCCCATTGGTGCATTCCAGGGCTTAACCCACGGAGCAGCGCCCTTTTCCAGTTCTGCAATGATTGAATCGGTGATTTCTTGATAGATGTTCATTGTCGAATCTCCTGAAAGGAATGTAGGCCGGAGTGAACCGGCCTAGTTGATCAATAGTTGTTGTTGACGTATTCGATCAAAGAATCACGAATGGATTGTATTGATTCGTTGGCATTGACCTTATCAGCAAGCATCCCAACGTACGTTTCATCTTCAACAAGTAAGTGATTGGCTACGAATGTAGCGTTGACAACCATGCTATGAATTGCATTGGCTATTTGATAATTTAGATTCATGTCTAATCTCCGTTAAGGAATTAATCAAGTGTTGCTGAAACGTATTATAGGATTATGTAAGTGATTATTCAACCTGATATGTAATGATATATTTCTATCAGGAAACCATATCTGATAGTCGCATTATATAGTTACTATATATATATAGCTTATAGGTAATTGTCTTATATGTAATATGGTCAGTGTGTTGCGGAAAAGGAAAGATAGTAGTATGACAACACGCCCCCTGTGGTTGTCATTTTCCTATCGGGGTAGGGAAACGCTATCAATACCAGGTATTTAATATGTGTATGCTATTGATTATGGTCTGATCTGGTAGGTTATTGATCTGGTAACTGTCAGTCTGGCAAGATTGGCGAGTTGGCAACTTCGATGGTCGAGGTGGGGGTGGGATGGCGCGCCCCCCAACAACCTCCCCCCAAAAGTTTTTTCACTTTTTTGGTATGCTGTGGTTTCTTCGCTGCTCGCTACACTCCTCGTGGTGAGAGTTCGCCCCTGGTTGTCAGGGGCTTTTTTTTGTCCTATGATGATTATGTGGTGATAGGGAGGTTAGGTATGTATAGTGAGGGTGGTATGGGGATTATGGTAGAGAGAGGGGTGGTGATGCCGCCCAAGTTAGAGAGTCGGTATCCGCACGGGGATATGGAGGTGGGTGACAGCTTTTTTGTGGTGGGGTTAGGGATGCAGGTTGTGCTGAATGCCAACTGGCGAGCGAGTAAGAAGTTGGGGTGGCGGTTTTCTGCAAGGAAAGAGGGGGATGGTATTAGGGTATGGAGGGTGACATGAAGGTAGTGGAATTGAGGGAGGATTATGTGGACATGGCTCAGGATGATTACTGGGAGGCGGTATGCCGGATGAATCAGGCTGAGTTGATTATGGAGTTACGTCGGCAGCAGGACAGATCGGCTAGGTTGTTGGCAGAGTGTTTGTCAGAGTTGTCGAGGATTAAAAGGGTAGTGAATGGATCAGCCTACGCCTGAGGAGAAGTACCGAGAGGAGTTATTGCTGTCCAGAACGGTTCTCAGAAATGAGATGAGAAAAGCGTCACACGCTTATTCGCCTGCTGAGAAGCGAGAACTGCTGAAGACTTGGAATGAGGTCTACAAGCCAGAGGTGGCGCGGGAACTGTTGCGGGTAGCAAGGAACAAAGAAGCGATGTATCGCATTGCTAACTGGAACTTGAGCGAGTTTGATAAGGAGCGTCGTGGTGGCAAACGATAGGTATTCGGATATTACGGTCGTTGCCATTTATGGCGATGGGCGAGGCCGGATCGCCCTGCCTGCTTTAAAGAAGACTGCGGCAGCACTGCCTGGCAGCAAGCAGTTGCTGATTACGAATGTGGCAGTAGCGACAGATGTGCCACAGAAGTTAATAGCACACAGCCTTGATTACCATGCGTATTCTGAGTTTGTGCTGTACGCGCTACATAACTACATAGACACGCCTTACGCTTTGATCGTGCAACATGATGGTTGGGCGCTAAATCCTGATAACTGGCGAGATGAATGGCTAACCCATGACTATGTGGGTGGGCTGACACACGCAGCACTAACCAGCTACGGAATGTACAAGACCGTCTACACCTGGTGGGGCGAGTCAAATATCAGAGTGGTGCAGAACGGCGGCTTTAGCCTGCGGAGTAAGGCCATGCTAGAAGCGCCTTCTAAGTACGGCATCATGCGTAACCACCAGGTTGAGTCAATGTTATTGAATGAGGATGTTCAGGTCTGCTGCTTTATGCGGCCTGCGTTAGAGAATGTTGGCATTCAATTCTGTCCTGATGAGTTGGCAAAATACTTTTCTTTTGAACACTTGGGGCCACCCCATGAGGGCATGGACTTAACCAAAGTGTTTGGACATCACGCTCGGTTTAGACAATTGGTCACTGATGACATTGTGTTATGGAAGTTGACCAAAGAACAGATGGCTGGCATCCAAGG